TTGCGTCACCAAGCTGTTGAACCGAAGTATTTGATTTACTTGAAGTCTTTGCGAGCTGATCTACAAAGCCTGTCATATCTTCAATTTGAAGTCCTAAAGCACTTTGCGCATCCGTAACCATATCTGATGCTGTAGCTAAGTCCATGCTACCTGCTGCTGCAAGGTTAAGCACGTTAGGTAACATGTTCATAGAATCCTTTGCATCATATCCAGCAAGAGCCATATAATTTAGTGCATCTGCTGCCTGAGTTGCACTAAACGCCGTTTTTGCTCCCATTTCCTGTGCAAAATCTCTTAATTCTCCAATCTCATCAACTGTTTTACCCATTGTTGCGGCTACCTGAGACATTGAAGAATCAAACGTCATTCCGACTTTTACCGATGCAGCTGCAAATCCTACCGCTGCCGTTGTAGCACCTGCAATAGCTGCTCCAGCTACTTTCATAGCTGTTCCAACACCTTTACCGAGGGTTCCCACTAAACTTTCTGATTTTTTAACTCCGCCCTCAAGACCAGAAGTATCTGCGCCTATCTTGACGAAAACATCCATTAAACTCATAATTAGTGTCCTCTTATCCTTTTGAAAATATCCGCTGCGATTTCATCGCTCGGTCTATTATCCTCGGGTTCTGGCGGTGGTGGAGGAGCGATTAGTTCCGTCCATCTTGTCTTGATTGTTCTACCGTAGTCAACCACACCATTCATGCCGAGTAAATGTGTGGTGTTATCAGCAATCGCCATGAGTGCATCTGTTACATATGCTTTATAAGATTTCTCTTCATTATTTGACTTGAGCGTGGCTACGCAATGCTCAATTACATATCCACGCCCTAAAAGTTCTAATAAATCAAGATTTATGCTTTCGATGCACCTGAAATACTCGTCTGCCCCAGCGATGCCAATGAGATAAAAAAATCAATTACCGCCTTATCGTTGATGATTGAATTAAAGGCGTTTAAGTAATCAGTTACTTTGTAATCATCTATGTGCTCCGGTTCTACAAAGCAACAAAGTCCAAGAAGTTCCATTGTCTCTTCCGGATGTTCCTCTAAGATCGCATCCAGCATAGCTGAAATGTTCTTCTTAGCCTGTTTCTCTGAGAGTGCCTTATTTCGTGCAGCTATCTCTCTTCTTTCTTCATCGGTTGCGTTCATTGCTACAACCTCAAGAGAAGGAAGCCTCTTTCTAATATTCATAATGTCTGTATCTTTAAGCCACTTCTCAACCGCCTTTTTAATACGGTTTGTCTGTCTGAGAAATTCTGTAGGTTTACAAGTAACTAACGTCTTTAATTCTCCCATTTATTTATCCTCCATTAAGCGCCTGTAGCTTCTGTTACTGTTACGTTGCAAGTATCTGTGTATGTTGTTCCGTCGTATGTCATTGAAGCTGTGATAACTGCTGTGCCAGCATCAACGGCTGTGATTGTTCCATTAGATACTTCTGCAATCAAGTCTGAGCTTGAGCTCCAAGTTACTTCCTGACCTGCGGGTGATGTTGTAGCTGTAATCTTTACGTTCTCACCTTCCTCAAGAGTTACATTTGCTCTATCAAGAACTATCTCTACTGTTACGGGTGCATCCTCGGGTGGAATGTCGTAGATTGCCATAGGCATCTCGTCCTGTTTATTGATTGATACATGACCTGTAACTTCGATCTGGTTTGTTCCTTTTCCGTTCTTTGTTGACTGAATGTTGAGACCACCTGTTGAAAGGGCGTTCTTGAGGTTAATAGCATATGCACCGCCGTTAGCCTTATCGCCTACCCACCAAAGGTCTTTGAAGTCTGAGAGCTGTACGTTTCTACGAGGCTTTACAACAGTAACGCCGTTTGAAAGAAGCTCTGTATCTGCTGCGCCAAGCGCCCACTTTGTATTTGCTGCGTTGAATTTGATTGATGAGAAAGACATCTTTGCTTCCCAGCTGTCAAGTCTCTTAAATTCCATAACGTTGTTAGGCACGTTATCTACATCCTCACCATAGTCTGAGTATGTGGGAACACAGGTAGGATTAACGCCGCCTGTAGTTGTCGCAAGTATATCTTCGTTTGCGGGTGTCACATAGGGATTAGTGGGGTCAAAGTTTGTAAGAATAACACCAGCATCAACCTGCAATGCGTCGAACGCATCTGTGGCTACAACTGTAAATCTTCCCATGATTATCTCTCCTTTTCTAAGAATCTTTATTTAACGAGTCATAAACTCGAATGTTACGTTGAGAACTATTCTCTTAATCTGGTCGTCCTCTGGGTCGTCCATTTTCTGAGCAAAGGTCGTATCTCCGATGTATACCCTGTACCTTCCTCCGTTTATCTCCGGACATCCCATATGCTTTATATAGTCCTCGATAATATCTGCTATAGCATCTGCTGTCGCCCATGATGTTGAGCGTGTCCAGATTGACGCTGTAATTGATACAAGAGACTCGAATACGCCTGTAGCGGATTCATATGTTATCCTCGGGAACGGGGCTTTATCCGGTACGCTATGCTCTTCATACGCTGGAAATCCGAAATGACTCCAAAACTGATGTTGCGCTTGCCATTTATCCATACTCAAGCCTCCGCTGGTACAAACTCTTCCGCTGTTACCTGTCTCATATTAAGCGTCGCGCTATTGGGTGTTTTCTTATCATCGCCATCAGATGTAACTCTAAATATCTTCCCATCAGATAATCTTCTGAATACGTCGTGATATTGCAGATTAACATTTTTAGCTGTTGTGATCGTGTATAACGCTTTCACTCCTGCTGCCTCTGCCATTCTCGCTTGCATCGAAGAATCGAAAACACATGCCGCGTCAAACTCCGCTCCGTCTACCCATTTAGTCGTAAAACCTCCTCTTCCATCGGAAGTAGTGGTTTTGTCCATCATTATGCATTTTTCCATCGCTTCGCTTAAAAGTGACATAATCAAACCTTCCTGTATCTTTGTATTTTGCTTGCAAATGCACTCTGCCATCCTCCGGCGCCTGTACCACTTCCACCAGCTCCGCTGCCTCCACCTGACTTGCTGTAGGAATAACCGCCGAATGACTCTGAGTTAAAAGGGCTCATTGCCGTACTATCTGCTCCCTCGTACTTTGCGCACCATGCGCTGATCTCGTCCGCTAAAGAGATTACGTTCCGCGGTATGGCTAAACACCACACAGAACCGCTGAACTCTTCATCTCTCAGCGCCCCCGAGCTGGAGGACTCGGAGGCTTCGGGAGAATGTTTGTATACTCCATCATTAAAGATAGAGCCGATAATACGGAAATACTGACCGTCTTGTAAGGGAGGTAAAGTTCCATCTGAGTAGGTCAGAACGCCATCGACGATCTTAAAATCGCCGTAGCACTTTTCAATTTCAAACCAGTTCTTTAAGAACGCACACAATTCGGTCAGCATCGCTATTATCCTTTCTTTTTGCTACTTCTGGCTTTTGTAGGAGCCTTTTTCTTCTCTTCCTTGGGTTCCTCTACCTCTGCTGCAAAAGGTTCGCCCTCCGCAAAGGGGATGGGCTCTTCTTTTACTTCTTTGATAAGAGCAACGCCGCGTTTATTCTTCTTAGAAGAAAGTTCCTTAAGCCTTTCCGGTGTTACCTCCACACCCTCACGAGGGAATGTTTCGCCCTCGTGGTATGGGTGTTTGTTGTCCTGTAAATCTGTAAAAAATCTAATTACAAAATACTTCATACTTAAGCTCCTGTACTCTCAAGCTCCAATGCACTAAGGTCGAGATACTGAATGTTCTTATGACCTGCATTGTCAGCCTGTACAATCTTAATCTTCTGATTGTCTTTATCGGTGATCTTAAATACTGCGTTCTTATCGTTATCGAGTGTCTGGAGAGGCATACCTGTTGAAGAAGGAACAAGACCAACCTTAACATTTGCATATGTAAGTCCTTCTGCAAAGTTGCTAAATTTAAGTCCAAGGAAGTAACCATCACCGCTAAGCGTTCCTGCTGCGATTCCACCCTCGATGAACTTCAATTCTCCTGTAACCTTACCGTCGTTAATAGCTATGTCACTCTGGATGTCTGCGGCGCCCTTGCCGCTTTCAAAGTAATCAGCGCTATCGTCGGGAGATACGGTAAGGTCAGTTAAAAAGAATCGTCGATCTCGCCTTTAACAACACCAGCTGCGTACTCTACGAAGAACTGAATACCGCTCATAACGAGTGACTCGATCTGTGCTCTTTCTTCGTTCTGATAGCCTGACTTAATTCCGATATATCCAAGATCGTCTGCTGTGAGGTTAAATGCCTGTGCGATGTCTCCACCCATTGTGAGGTAATACATAACGAGATTCTGCTTAGCTGTTGCAAGGAATGTTCCCTGAGTGATTCTGGATGTCATAATAACTGTTCCAAGTCCAAGGAAGTCCTCAACGTAGTTCATGCCGAATACTGTCTGTGTTGAGATGTTAGCTTTTGCAAGGTAAGGAGCTACATCGAGAGGGTTAAGGAAGTAAACAGCCTCTGCTGAATCATCTTCAAACTTAACCTGCAACTGAGCCCATGCGTTTGCAAGTGCTTCCTGTAAGCCAGCGCCTGTAACGGATGTAGCACCTGTGATTGTTCCGTTAAGAAGTGTGAAGAAATCGCTTCTAATTCCAGCCTGTACATCCTTAAGAAGCTTGTTATCTGTCTCAACTACTGAGTTGTTATATCCGCTCTTCTTAATAGCCTCTGCTGATACAGCCTTTCTCCATTTCTTAAGCGTGATCTCTCCTACAGGAGTCTTTGTTACTTCGTAAGCTGAAAGAGGAATAATCTCACCTTCTGCTACGCTTCCGCTCTGGAGTTCACCAGAAACGGTGTAAAGATACATTGTTGTTCCTTCCATCATAGGAATCTTACGTGTTACGCCGAGAACCTCGATGAGCTTGTTAAGGCTCTGGTGTGTAAACTGCTGTGTGAAATCTACTTCGCGCACTTTCTTCATCTTAGCAGCTGTGATAAGATTATCTTCTGCGCTGCCTGCAAAGTGCTGGAGATTCATTTTCATTCTCAAATTCTCTTTCATAATCCTTTTCCTTTCTTAGATTCCGAACACCTCCGCGTTTTCAAGCATTGCCTGCTGTCTCGCCTCAGTGTCCTTAATTTCCATGATCTGTTCTTTTGTCATTTTGCCGCCGTTATTTGCTGGCGGTGTAGGTGTCTTTGCTCCTACCGTTCCTTCGCTAACAATGAAATCAGCCCATTCATTCTTAGCGCTTTCTTTCAGCTCTTCCACGTTCTTAATAGCACCATCATCGTCAAGCTCGATGCCATTAAAACCTGTAGCCTCTGCAACCTTCATTACGGTATCAAGACGCTTCTCCGATATGCCAACCTCTTTGAGCATATTCCTGTACGCTTTGCTCTTTGCGTCTTTTGCTTCCTTCGCAGTGATCTCGCCCTTATATGCTTTGTACTCTTCCTGCAACGCCTCGTACTTCTCTTTGTAGGCATCCGGCTTATCATTCTGCTCTTTGAGGTCTGCAAGCTCTTTCTCAACTACTGCGAGCTTATCCGCATCTGATTTAAGGGTTTTAGCCTCTTCCTTTGCCGCGTCTCTTTCGCTCCTGATTGCATCTACTACTTCTGTGTGCATCTCGATAATCTGGTCGATTTTCTCTGCGTCAATTCCCATTGCTACAAGTGCTTTTCGTGTTAAACTCATCTTTCATCTCTCCTTTGCTTCGTCCGCTATGCTTTGCGGTTCGAGATTTATAAATTACCTTTAGCCATTGCTTCGGCTAATTAACGTTGTATGAGGCGATGCCTAAACACCGCCTCCAGCGATCAGTACGCTGTCAACTCCATACGCTGCGCCATCAATATATCCGTGATTGCCACGATCAACTTGAATCCGTATGGTAATTCCCTTATAAACAAGCAAAAAAGCCCATGCAAAGAGTAATTCGCTCTCCACAAAGGGCTTTGTTATCGTGTAAGAATAAGTTGTGGCTTATTCACGGTAGCTAACCGCTGTCCACGCTCGTATTCACTTGTTTTTACTGTATTAATTTTACCATATTTCGCGCAAATAAATATTGACCGCCATTTCTGACGGTCAACTCATTGCTTTTTTGATATAATCTGTTATCTGATCTTTGTTTCTATCAACTGCGTTTTTAAGGAACCTGTTAGGCTCCATTTTAGATGTTCCTTCGTGGACGTATAACGCGTATTCCACATTGGTTCCGACGTATACAGCCTTTTCATCTTTTGCTACCTCATGGGTAATGCTGTTACGAAGGTTTCCGGTATCGATTCTTCGAGGAGTGTTTTCAAGCTCCTCCTTAGACTCACCTTCGATATGCACTCCTACCCCTTCCAGAGCAGCTTCAAGAGCAATATTTACAGCTTTTAAATATTCATCTGAATGATCGTCGATTCGTATGCTCATAACTATTCCTCATGCCAACCCTACGCTAATATACGCCATCTTCTCTTTTAAATCGTTCTTAGTCGCAGTT